CCTCGCGTGAGGGTCTGATTGCTTTCCCGTCTTTCTTAGGTTGAAAGTTCAGGGTTGCTAGAACTCTACCTAGAGCGCTGGTCGAGCAGTTCTCAATAAAGCTTTGCTTGTTGATGTTGCTGCTTCCCCTAGTTTCCTGAGCAAAGTCAATCGCTGCTGGGCGCGTGTCCTCGCGATCTGTGTAAGCCGAAGCCTTGATAACAATCTCGGTTTCGTTGATTAGCACTATTTCGGTGTGCAGTCTTCCGTTGGGGTATTTGTCCCAGAACTTGCTGATGCGGTCAGCTACCGGTTCATAGTTGTCTAGAAACGACATTAGTTTCCCTTCGTGAATGTGAGATACGGCTTGCCCGTGCCTCGTTGTGCCAGGCGAACGATTTCAACCCCGCCTAGCAATCCAACTCTAATTCCCTGCAACTCGTCTAGAGCCTGCGACTTGTATTTATTTAGGTTCGATTCAGCAGCATCAAAGATTTGCTTTGCCGCTAGTAGGTCTTTAGCGCAACTCAGTTCCTTTGCATTGTCAATCAGATCAGGTGACAACTCGCGCATAGTTTCGAGAGTTGATGCACTCCCGTCATAGTCCGGGGCTACACCTAGGTTCAGAAGCCCTAGAAACAGCTTTACAGCCTCTAACGACTGGTTGACAAGGGTTTCATCGTATTCGACTATAAACTCCCTGAAATCGCCTCCTGTGACCGCTACGAGGGTAGCAGGGTTTTTTAGCCCCAAAACATACTGATACCACATCACTTGCAACTGATAGTGAATTGGGACTTCATTCCACCATTGCGAAGTGTGCTTTATCTCAAGAATTGACAGATTGCCTAGCTGATCTTCAATCACTCCGTCAGGGTTTGCCTTATACACCGGAGCATCAACCTTTGCCCAAGTCCCTATGTCCCGATGAACCTTCAAGTTAGGGTTTAGGTCTTGAAACATCTCAGCGATGCCGGCTTCTAGATAATTGCCGAGCATCATGCGTGTTGTGGCTTCTTGCTCTGGGAGTTCCCCGGTCTTTTGATAGTAAAGAGTTAGAGCTGACTTCCAAGGGTTTAGCCCAACGATGGAGCTAACATCGCTTCCGGTTATTGACTCCCTGCGCCATTGTAACCACTTAGCTGAACCCGACTCAGCCTTCCCAAAGAGTCGTGCGGAGTTGTAACGTTCAATTTTCTGCGTAATAGTCATGCTGCGAACCTAGCACAGCACTCAGACCTTTTACTTTACGTTGTCCGCTTCATCGTCAAAGAGGTCTCTGTCGTTATCGTCAATGAGATCGTCAAAGTCGAAATTGCCGTCTTGAGTCACCTTTAGAGCGTCTTCAACTGCTTCGCTGTCGCTCTTAGCTACGGCTGCTCGGTAAGCGTTTTGAATGTCCGTTAGCTCTAGGCTGCCCTTCCAGGCTACTGCGACACCGATAGTTGTTAGGACTACGGCAAAGGCAGAACCGACACCGATTAGCGACCCTAGCCACCAATTGCCAGCAACAGCACCAATGGCAGTTCCGCCGAAGAAGGTAGCCAGCACTAGTCCTAGTGATCTAATGAGAATTTGCTTTAGATGTTCTTTCATTTAGCTGACTTTATCTTTCACTTATTGGACTTTATGAACTCAATCGGGTCAATCTTTTCGCTAGTGGGTCCGAAGACTCCCTTTAGCTTGTTTGAAACAGTTAGGTGTAGGTGCGGACCTGAGCTGGCAGACCCGGTGTTTCCTACAAAGCCGATGGTGTCACCCTCTTTTACCCTGGTGCCTACTTCTAGTCCCTCAGCTCTTAGGTGGCAGTAACCGACATACCAGATTTTCTGGTCGTTGCTCATTACGCGCTGAACGCTGACGTTACCCAGCACCTTAGAGAACTGTTGAAGCACAATAGTCCCGTTAGCAATCGCAGGGATTGGAGTTCCGGTAGGCATAGCCCAGTCCACACCGCTGTGAGGTTGTAGCCCGTTCTTCCTTCGATACTCGCTCAGAGTCCCGAAGCGCCCAGTTATCTTCTTCCAGTCAAAAGGAAATCTCATAGCAACCTCAATACCAGGGCAACAGTTCCAGCAGTGATAACCGAGGTCATAATGCTCTGAACCAATGCGTTACTCCAATGAGCTTTCTCTAAAGCCCTAATGCGCTGCTCGAAGTCATCAAGCTTCTTTTCGATGTCTGACACGATCTTGAGAATTAGGCTCGTGTTACTCGGTGGGCGAGTTGTCATAAATTACTGCTTCCCAATCAAGCTCGTCTTCATTCCAGGTGTAAATCACTCCGTCAGTCGGATAAGGGATTGGAGCAAGCCATTGGCAAGTTTCCTCGTCTAGCTCCCAAGAGTCGAACGGCTTAGGCGCGATAAATGCGTCACGCTGAGAGTCGTAAGTAAACCCGATACCGGCATAGTTCTTGCGAATGTTGCCGTTATAGCTAGTGCGCTTACAGACTTGTCCGCGAAACTCTGAATACCAGGCTTCGGGGTCTTTGCCTTCGATTAGCTCAGTTTCTTCAATGCCGACAATAACCTCGGTAACAATGTTGTTTTCGTCTAGAAAAGCGTAATGCGCCATTATGCTGCCCAACTTACGTTTCCGGTTCCTGCGGTAATGGTCGTTACCTTGTCGCTTCCCACAGTCGTTGTAGATCCAGTTAGACCTGCGCCAATAGTGATTGTGTAAGTGTTTGGATAACGCAAAATAACAACACCGCTACCACCAGCAGTTCCAACGCGATTTTCCAAAGTTCCACCGCCACCGCCACCAGTGTTAGCAGTTCCAGCAGTTCCAGACCCTCCACCACCATTACCGCCAGCGCCGAGGTTAGCCTGGAAAGCGCCACCGCCACCTCCACCGCCTCTGAAAACACTTGTTCCAGTAATGTCAGAGGAAAGACCTACTCCACCAGCTCCACCGCCACCGCCAGCTCCATTTTGACCAGCAGCACCAGCTCCACCGCCACCGCCACCGCCGTAATAAACTGGTGCGCCACTTCCACTACCACCTGAGTAGCCTTCTACCGGGCTATAACCACCTTGGTTACCAGCACCTCCATTGGCATTTTCACCGCCACCACCACCAGAACCACCGGAACCACCGACAGTTCCTAGGTAACCACCAGCACCTCCACCAGTAGAACTGATGGTCGAGAATGATGAATTATTACCCTTGTAGTTGATTGGGTTGTAACTTCCCTGAGGCGGAGCTGAGCCACCTGCGCCAACGGTCACTGCGTAATTAGTATCAAGCTGAGCGACAAAACCTGTCGCTGTTCTATAACCACCAGCAGCACCGCCACCTGTGTAACCACCGCCACCGCCACCAGCAATGACTAGGTAACGAACGGTAGCAGGTTCAGCAGAACCACTACCAGCAAGAGTTCCCAGAGGAATAAGCAATTTACGCTCCTAGATCTCCAATTAGGCGATACTGACCAGAAGCCACGCAAACAACCGTTGCTGCGGACTCCTGAGCTGCGGTCTTGAGCTTGCTTCCCTTGCTTTGTAGGGTTACGCCCGAACCTGCTGCGAAAGTAATCTGCCCTGAGCCGTCTTGTAGGAAGTCAATACGCTGACCTACTGAAAGCACGTTAGCGATAGTTACAGTTACAGCGGAACCAGTTGAAACGATTAGCTTGCTCACATCAGTTGCCTGAATGGTGTAGTTGGCAGAGATGTTGCTGACAGTCTGAGCATTTGAAAGCAAGTCCACCCAGGCTGAGCCGTTGTAATACTGAAAAACATTCGTTCCGGTGAGGTAAGTCAGCTGTCCCTCTAGAGGAGTTTCGATAGCAGCAGTTCGAGCGGTGCTATCTACAAAGGTCGCAACAACCTGAGACATCAAGTATTCGTTTAGCTCCGAAGCGTTGAGCGGGAAGCCATTGACAAAAGTTTTATAGGACATTCTAGAATTCCTTCCAAAGCTCTAGTGTAGTGAACCACTGGTTCACAGTGATGTTGTGACTCACCTTAGTAATGGTGTAGCCCTGGTTGATGTTGAGTTGTGGGGTTTGATAATTCACCGCGATAGTTTCACCTGGTAGAAACACCGCTGCGTGAGTCAGGTTGCCTAGTCGGTTGATTGCTGGGGTTTCTACGCTCTTTACCAACTGCTTCTGAGTCTGATTGAACACCGCATTAGCCCAGCTGGTTAGCTCGGTTTCGTCAGTAGTGTTTAGATCAGTGTCAAGCGCAAACTCGCCGTAGAGTTCAATCGAGTCAGTGTTGCGAACGATTACCGAAGTTTCGCTGTCAGACTTCAAGCTAACCTTTAGCGAGTTGAACACCGCGTCAATGTCCGAAGCGACTTCTAAATCGCTCATACAGAGGTGTAGCGCGTCATCGTGATTGTTTCCTACTGAGTAGGTTTCCTCGGTGACAATCGGAGCGCTGCGAGGGATTAGCACGAATTCCTGAGTCGCAGGGTCTACCCAGAACAACGCCAAGCCAACTTGGATTGCGTCATAAAGCGGAGTATTAGGAATGAAGTCGGTTAGCAACTGAGGCGGGATTTTCCCGCGAGTGTCAGCGCTGCTTGCGTTCATGTCAGTGCCGAACTGGTCTGCCAGTATCTCTATGACCTCGTAAGGGGTCGCATAGCCGTCAGGAAACACCTCGGTGTCAGTAGTGTCGAGCAGGGCTAGTCGAGAGTTTACAAAGCGCTTGAAGCTATCGTAAGCGGTCAGGCGCATTAGGTTCTGATTGCTCTCGCTGTCGTAGTTTACCTGGATAGTGTCAATGAACCCGTTGAACAGAGTTACATCAACTAGATCGCGAGCGAGTCGAACTCTTACTGGCACGCCCGGTCTAAACGCAGGGTTCTGAGTCGGGTCGATTAGTAGGTTTTGAAGCGTGATGTTCGCCTGCCCTGATTGTGGCTGGAAGTAAAGCGCGTCTTGAACCTGCCCACCGATAGAGGTCTGAACCTGCGAAGTGGAGCATTCGAAAGCTTGCCAGGTAAAAGCAATAGGCGAGTCACCTGCCAGCACATCATCGCCACCGAGTTCTGATACTCCGATAATGAACTGGTTAGCTCCTGCCAAAACATCATCGCCACCTAGTAGCGAGATACCAAGAATGAATAGGTTTCCCTCAGCATCAGGTAGAAAGAACTCAACCTTTAGATCACTAGCGATGTCGAAGTCGGTTAGAACATCACTCATTTGAGCAGGTTCCTAATTGTGGAGCCAGTCTGGTTCTGGTAAGCCTGGAGGCTGGAAACAATGCCACTTGCGTTACTGCTTGCGCTGTTCACCACGATGTTGTTGTTTACTGTGACACCTGGCTTCGAAGTTGTCCCGGTAGTTGGTGGTCGGGTAGTCGGCGCGGTTGTGCTTCCACCCATGAACATGTTGCCCTGAACTCCGCTCGGAGTAGGTGCGGTGGACTGACCCGAAAAGTTTACAGCGCCGTTTCCAGCAGCTCTGCTCCAACCTCCGTCTGCCATGATTGCCTTATTCACCATGTCAATGGCTTGTAGCGCAGCCAGAACTAGTCCCAGAGGTCCCAGAGCCTTAGTCATAGCTCCACCAAGGGTAGTTGTGCTAGCAGCGCTTATGGCAGCTACAACGTTGTAAGCCTTCCAAGCAACAGTAAGAGTTCCGACAGTTGCGACAATCGGGATTAGCACATCTTTGTATTTCACCATCAACCCAATGACAGTGCCGAACTGCTTGATCATGTCCACAATGACTTTTACAATGT